AAGGATTTATCATGGCAACTCGTAAGAAAAAAGAAGTGACAGAAGTGAAAGCAGAGAAGAAAGAGAAGAAGATCAACGTGTTTGTAGCCACCCCTATGTATGGTGGTATGTGTACAGGTTACTTCACTCAGTCCCTAATTACTCTGGGGCACGCACTGCAGCAGAACGGTATCAGCATGGGGTTCTCTGCCATGTTCAACGAAAGCCTCATACAGCGGGGTAGGAACGCTCTGGCGCATACTTTCATGACCAACAAGCAGTACACCCACCTGATGTTCATAGACGCAGACATCAAGTTTCACCCAGGTGATATTGTGAAGATGATCCAGTCCGACAAGGACATCATCTGTGGCATTTACCCTAAGAAGGAGATTAACTGGGCTGGGGTCGCACAAGCAGCTGCAGAAGGCGTACCCGTAGACCAGTGGAAGAACCGTACAGGGTCTCTAGTGATCAACCTCAAAGACTATCAAGGTTCAGTGACTGTGCCTGTGGACAAGCCTGTGGAAATCTTTAATGGCGGTACAGGGTTCATGTTGATCAAGAGACGCACTTTTGAACGCATGAAGAAGGTAGTCAACAAGTACAAGAATGACGTAGGTTTTATAGGACAAGGCGTAGAACAGCAAGAGTGGATCACAGAATACTTTGCCTGTGCTATTGAACCAGGCACAGAGAGACTGCTGTCTGAGGACTACTTCTTCTGTTGGAAAGCTAGAGAGGCTGGCCTGAAGGTATGGGCAGCACCGTGGGCGCAGCTGGGGCACTTTGGCACATACCTCTTTGAGGGTGGCCTATTACCCGCTCCTTAACGCTTTTTAGCGGTTCTAGCAGCCGCTTTAAAGGCTGCCCTAGTAGGGTAGCCAGCCTGTCCTGGTTTCTTGGCTGGTAGCCCCGCTTTTCGTCTCTTGTTGATATTGTAGTAAAGACCACGCTTGGCTTTAGGTGTTTTCATCTGCATCCCCATCTCTTTCTGGCAGCCTTGCCTCTTTCTCCCGTCCAACTTTTAGAACGAGCACAAAATGATTTATGCCTTGGTCCTGATTTTTGGGGTGCTTTTAGCTTGCTCCCTGTTGCTTTGTTGTATTTTGCTCGTCCTTTGGCTGTCAACCCTCCCCCTTTGGATACTGGGAGTTTTTCTTCTCGTCCTACTGATAATGATGGACCTTGTTTCCTAGCCATTATTTAATCCCCAAATATTGACGAACTGTATCTAGTGTTTGTAGTTGAGCTGGTGTATATAACTCTTTAGGGTTTTCCCACTGGTTAAAGGTATAACCCCTAAACATCTCTGGCAACCCTGTCATCTGATACCACTGCTCATATGGCCTGTTTTCTCCAAAATTAGCAACATGGTATTGATACCTCTCTTGCATAGATTTTGGGTTTAGTTGGCCTTGGAACTGTTGATAAAGTTGTTGCAGCTGCGGGTCTGTCTCTACCGCATAATGGCTAACATAATCTCCTAGAATGTCCAGAGGTGAGGTTTTAGGATTAAACACCTCTATAGCTGCCTGTCTGCCTTTAGCCCACTCCGGCAAGTCTTCACCTTTGTACGACTCCAACATATATTCTGGGTTTTGTTGTGGAGAGAACTTGTAGGCAATGTCCTTACCTTGCAAATACGGGTACTCCTTTTGTGCTGCCTCAAACAAGCCAGCACCTTGCTGTTGAGCAATCGTATCCAGTATTGGTGGTGTATCCGACATGGCTTGTAAGACTTCTGAGTTATCAGGCATAGAGTCTTGTCCCCGCTTTATCTATGATTAACTTTTGTAGTCTAGGTTTGTCATTAGGACTATTAGGCACAGATAGATGAGTCCAACGGTCAAACTCACGAATAATTTGGTCATACTGTAGCTCACTGTTGATAATGGCTTGAACAACCTGGTCTGGTGTCATACCAGGAACTCTTATATCTGCTGCACATCCTAGTCTGTGTTGGCTAGTGTCTTTACTGCCCACCGCATCATTCACGGCTTTTGACCGAAACGCGCTGTTGACCATGATAGGCTTGTCATACAGTACGTATTTAACTTGCTCTAGGAACTCTGCCAAGCGCATAAGGTTAGCCTTTTCATACTCACTAGGGGTGTTATCCAGCTCTCTGTGGTCAGTATGAGTCAGCTCTTCTAGCGTGAAGTTTTTAGTTAACATCGTCATTCTTTTTATCCCCTATATGTATGCCTGTGATGAGTCCAATAAATCCACCCACGATGGTCTGGAATGCTGGTCCAATAATATCAAATACAACTTTATCGTCAACAGTTGGGTCGTAAATAGCCAGTAGAAACATCCAAATCATACAAGCCACTACACCCATTAAAGAGATGCTTGCAATGATGGTGACGACAGCTTTGAGGTTGATGTTCATTGTTCACTCCTTACTTGGTTGTAGAGGTCAATACAGGCGTTAAGCTGCCTGATAGCATTGTCTCCGTCTGCGGTGATGGCGACAAGAGCTTGACTAACCTCTGGGTCAAGTTCGGCTCTGCTTTCTGTATCTCCACTGGCAGAGGTGGTATTTTGGCAGGTTGAAACGGTGCGGGCGGTGAAGCGCAACTGACCACTAGACAGGTCAGACTGCAACTTAGTAACTTCAGCTTTGGCATTCTGATTGGCCTTTCTCAATTCTTTGGCATGACTGTCTGCCATGTCTTGCATCTGCTTCTCTTTATCCCTCTCCAAGGCATTGAGCCTAGCGACCTCTACCTCTTGTTCAACATAAGCCTGGTGATGCCCGTAGAAATAGGAACTCAGCACTAACCCTAGCACACCAACAATTATCCACGGATTGAACAAACTGAACATTATTTGGCACTTCTGTTAATACTTTTTTGGTAGTCTAGGTGAATCCCGTACATCAATACAGCAAACGTAGTCAGGAGGACAAAGCAACCAGCAAGTAACGCTCCACGTACCTGCCATTTGTCAATGAACTGCCGTCTCTTGAGAGCAGCTTCCTCCAGAGCTTTTTTTGTTCACGCTCGACTTTTTCTCGCTCTTTTTTAACTATCTCACGCATTTCCGTGAATTTCTGCCAGAGTCCAGGCATACCAATCTGGTAAATAATCATCTCTCTGAGGTCAGTCTCCATCTGCTCCAACTGTTGTTGTCTCAAGATGCGATTCATAGCCTCTTCATTGATAGAGACATTCTTGGCTAAGGGCTTCTTCTTGGCCTCTTTCTCAGCCTCTTTAAAGGCTTCCTGATGGGTAAAGAATGACCCTAGGTGACTACCCACATCTTGGACAATATCCGCTACGTCTTTACCATCTTTCTTAAAGTCTTGGTAAAGCTCTATACACTCACGGATACCTGCGTGTGCCGCTTTACACGCTGCAAATATCGTGATGGGGTCCATTAGTACCCCTGAGACGTACCGTCATTCAGAATCAAAACACCGCCAATGTTTACGCTGACAACAGCAGCCGTGGCAGCACTACTGGCAATTTGGAATCTCAAGTCTGTGCCAGCAGGGTATCCATAAGGAAAGTGTCTTTGAACTTCATAATTGGTGTTGAAAGGTGTTTGCACAATCACTTTCTCCACACCTGAAGACGCATTGGTGATAGCTCTGTAGGTAGTGTAGTTGGCAGTATTTCCATTGAAACTAGAATACGCACCGTATCTCCAACCATAGAAGGTATAACCATTGGGGACTGTGTACACAGCCATTTGTGATGTGCCAATGCTCGTGGTAGAGCCAGACACAGTTGTGGTGTTGATTTGTGCGTAAGTAACTCCCCCAGTGGCAAGAGTCACCACACCAGTAGGATTGGTGGCAGAGCCAACAGATACCGCTATGTTGTTGATTCTGAAGTAAGAATTGGCTGTGGTCACACCCGTTGTGCCATTAAGAGCCAAGTTTTCAGTCAAAATATTGTAGCTTGCATCTAGTCCAGTGATGGTGATGGTAGCCGTGTCTGTGTTAACAGTACTCACCAAAGTCATGGTGGAGGCAGAGCCAGGGAAAGCATAGTCTGTGGTAGCCATGTTTTCCCACACTGTCCTGAACAAACCTGCTGTAGCTGGCGTGGTGCCGTAAGCAAAGATGTTGGCAGGGCTGTGATAGGGAATCTGACCTCTTGAGACTTGAAGTTCAAAAGGTTCTGACCTACCATGTTGGGTCATGGAAAAGGAAGATTGAGCCATCAGTAAACCTTTCCACCACCGCCAGATGTGGGTGACTTCTTGGTGTCATAAGTAGCAGTGTCTGAAAAGTCAAACACAGCTCTAAAGCCACCTTTAGGCAAAGTCCCTGGTTGCCAACGAGTCATGTCAGGAGAGCCATCTCTGGGCAACTGAGGACGCACAGACTTGGCAATCTGCTGGTTCATGGCGTTGTCACGCTGTGGCTTGTATTCCACATCGTGCATGTGCTTGTTCTCAAAAGAAGCACTGGGAGAGTATGGATTAACTCTCTGTACGTTTGTCTTTCCCATCTTCACTCTCCTTGTTTTGTACCATCAGGTACGTGAATACCACAAATATAGCAAGAGTCGCTACTCTTGTCCAACCCCCGTCCCACATCGTGTAAGCCGCTAGACCGCACGACATCATGAGTCCCATAATCTTGATGAGCCTCTCTGATATGA